AGGCTATCAAAGAGCTCGGCGTTAAAACGTCTGACAGCAAGGGCAACACGCGCCCGATATTCGCCATTCTGAAAGAAATGCAGCGCAGTTTTGAGAAAAACAATCTCGGAACAAGCCAGAAAGGCGAGTACATGAAAACCATCTTTGGTGAGGAAGCCAGCTCGGCGGCGGCGGTACTGATGACCGCGGCCTCAAGCGGCAAGCTCGACCAGCTCACGGCGGCGTTTAAAGCCTCGGACGGGAAAACCGCTGAGCTGGTCAAAATCATGCAGGACAACCTCGGAGGCGACTTCAAAGAATTTCAGTCAGCCTATGAGGCCGTCGGTACTGACCTGTTTGACCAGCAGGAGGGCTCACTGCGTGAGCTCACTAAAACCGCCACGAAATATGTTTTAAAGCTCGACGGCTGGATCACCAATAACAAAACACTTGCGTCAACCATCGGGTTAATTGTTGGTGGTGGGCTGGCGCTGATTGGCGTGCTGGGAGGGATTGGCCTGATAGCGTGGCCGGTGATAACGGGTTTCAATGTGATTATGGCCGCTGCCGGTGTTCTCGGTGCAAATCTGGCCGCAATGGGGGCGGCCATTGTCTCTGTGCTCGGGGCGCTTACCTGGCCGATTGTGGCTATTGGCATTGCCATCATCGCCGGTGCGCTGCTCATCCGCAAATACTGGGAGCCAATAAGCGCATTTTTCTCAGGCGTAATGGAGGGGATAAAGCAGGCTTTTGCCCCTGTAGTGGAGTTATTCGAACCGTTAAAGCCGGTTTTTGACTGGCTGGGTGACAAACTTAAAGCGGCGTGGCAGTGGTTTAAAGACCTGATCGCACCGGTTAAGTCGACGCAGGAGACGCTCGACAGCTGCAAAAATGCGGGTGTGATGTTCGGTAAGATGCTGGCCGAAGCGCTGATGTTACCGCTCAAAAGCTTTAATACATTGCGTACCGGCGTTAACTGGTTACTGGAAAAGCTCGGGGTTATCAATAAAGAATCGAGCGACCTTGACCAGAAGGCCGCTAAAGCCAGTGCCGCCACCGGCTCGCAAAATGGGTCTTATATTCCGGCAACCTCAGTATATGGCGGTTATCAGGCATATCAGCCGGTAACGGTACCCACTGGTAAGACTTACGTCGACCAGAGCAAGCCTGAATACAACATCAACCTGAATGGTGGCATCGCGCCGGGCAGCGACCTTGACCGGCAGCTCCGCGAGGCTGTCGATAAACTCGACCGTGAAAACCGTGCGCGTCAGCGCTCAAGTATGCGTCATGGCTGAGGGGGATAAAGCATGTTAATGGTTTTAGGTTTGTTTGTGTTTGAGCGCCGCACGCTGCCCTATCAGTCTATGCAGTATTCGAAGGATTACCGCTGGGCGTCAAACGACCGTATCGGCAAGCCACCGGCTTACCAGTATCTCGGGGAAGGGGAAACCACGCGCACGCTGTCGGGCGTCCTCTATCCCGAAATTACCGGCGGGCGTCTTTCACTGACCGCCATCGAGCTGATGGCAGACGAGGGGCGCGCGTGGCCGCTGATTGACGGAACGGGCATGATCCACGGCATGTATGTCATCGACAAAGTGACGCACACGCACACCGAGTTATTCAGCGACGGGGCAGCGAGAAAAATCGAGTTTAGCCTTTCGCTTAAACGGGTCGATAAATCGCTGGCGGCCATTTATGGCGACCTGAAAACGCAGGCCGACAATCTGGTCTCGTCTGCCGGTGACTGGCTGGGAGGGCTGGCAGGATGATTACAGGAATGGATATTCATGCCGGGGCGAAGATTGCCCCGGCGTTTATGCTCAAGCTCGATAACGACGATATCACCCAGGATTTTAGTGACCGTCTTATCAGCCTGACCATGACCGACAATCGCGGATTCGAGGCCGACCAGCTCGATATCGAGCTCGATGACACTGACGGCCAGATAGCAATGCCGCCACGCGGAGCATCCCTGACACTGTGGTTAGGCTGGCAGGGTGCAGCGCTGATAAAAAAAGGGACGTTCACGGTCGACGAAATCGAGCACAAGGGCGCACCTGATACGCTGACCATCCGGGCGAGAAGCGCCGATTTTCGCGGGACGCTGAACTCTCGCCGGGAACAGTCATGGCATGACACCACGCTCGGGCAAATTGTGGAGACGATTGCGGCACGCAATAAGCTGACGGCCAGCGTGGCCGACACGCTGAAAGCCGTCGCCGTACCTCACATTGACCAGTCGCAGGAATCCGACGCGGTGTTTCTGTCCCGTCTGGCTGACCGGAACGGGGCGGCGGTTTCGGTAAAAGCGGGGAAATTGTTATTCCTGAAAGCCGGAAGCGGTAAGACGGCCAGCGGTAAGCCCATTCCGCAAATGACGCTTGAACGCGGGGACGGCGATCGTCATCAGTTTGCCATTGCTGACCGGGAAGCCTACACCGGCGTTACGGCAAAGTGGCTGCACACCAAAGACCCGAAGCCGCAAAAGCAAAAGGTGAAGCTCAAGAGAAAGCCCAAAGAGCAACACCTCCGCGCGCTGCAGCACCCGAAAGCGACCAAAGCCCCGGCGAATGCCAAAGCCAAAAAAGAGCAGGAAGCGCGCGAGGGTGAGTATATGGCCGGTGAGGCTGACAACGTGCTGGAGCTTACGACCATCTACGCGACTAAGGCGCAGGCCATGCGCGCCGCTCAGGCGAAGTGGGACAAACTGCAGCGCGGCGTTGCGGAGTTTTCAATCTCGCTGGCAATTGGCCGGGCAGATTTATTTCCTGAAACGCCAGTCGCGGTGAAAGGGTTTAAGCGCGTCATAGACGATCAGGCGTGGATAATCAGCCGGGTGGTGCATAACCTCAACGGGAGCGGCTACACGACGGGCTTAGAGCTTGAGGTTAAGGTTTCGGATGTGGAGTACACGGCAGAGGAACATGATGAATAAATTATTTCTCATTTAGTGAATTAATGGGTATTATTTGTTCACTTATGGTGAATTTTAGGGTGTTAAATGTTCCATTGTCCAAAGTGTAAACATGCGGCTCATGCTCGTACAAGTCGTTATCTGAGTGAAAACACCAAAGAACGCTATCATCAATGCACAAACATCAATTGCAGTTGTACTTTCGTGACAATGGAGTCTGTGGAGAGATTTATTGTTACTCCTGGCAGTGTAAACACTGCGCCACCGCATCCATTGCCAACAGGACAGCGTCAATTGTGGATGTGACAGAGCCCGCCTTGAGCGGGCTTTATCTTAATAGACCCTGAGTTAGTTCGTTTCCTGTGCAGAATTGATAAAGAGCTTTTAGGTCTTTATCAATGGTTTCAAGTTCTCCAAGCGCGTAACTGGAAAAACCTAACATCATGTTATCGTGGTTCATGAGTTGCTGTGTTTGCTCCAGGTCTATGAGCGAGTCATATAAATGCTTCAGTTCAATCACAGCTTCATATGCAGGAACCAGAAGGTCGTAAAAATATGGCTCAAGTTTGGCAATGTCATAAATATATTTCTGAAAATTCTCTAGATATGGTTTTGTGAGCACGCCAGCGGCTGATTTTTTACCATCTTCATAAATCTCATATCGGGTCTTACCCGAGGGTGAATTGACAAAGCTTAATGAGTATGGACATACATTTGAGGGCAGTTTTTCAAAGGGTTCAAACTTAGAGCATAAGCTTTTTACTTGGGTTCGAAGGTTCCAGTTTAACTGACATTCACGTGCAAATATTTTTTTTAGAGCGTTTATGTCGTTCAGTTTGGCTTGCTTTTTACGTTTAGATTCAAGATGTTCTTTAGAAAAAAATAGAGCTATAGCTACTATCGCAGACGCAGGGATCAGGTTTGTGTGTGTGAACAAATCTGAAAGCGAACTCAAAACCTCATTAGTGATATGCATTGGTCACCGCCATTTCATCGCCACTGAAAATCAGCTCAATAAAAAAGCCACTCGCTAGAGTGGCTTAATTATATGATTTTAAAGCTAAAATTTGGTGGCCCCTGCTGGACTTGAACCAGCGACCAAGCGATTATGAGTCGCCTGCTCTAACCACTGAGCTAAGGGGCCGTGGCGGTGAATTATAAAGTAACTCCCCGCAGCAATCCAGCC